GGACGGTCGGAAACTGTTAGCCCACCTGGCCTTATCTTGTAAGTCTTTCTTAGAGGTCAGTGATGTGTTAATTATCACAGTCGGCAGTCACCAAAGTTTGCAGGGATTTCAAGCATTTGAAGTCTCCAAGAAACGTCTTTAGTACCGCTAAGTATAGCGGCGTACTGGGTCCCTCCGGGGAGTGCTTAGTGCGTTTAGAAAAGCTTGTACTTTAGATATAACAGCCTGACCCAGATAAATCTGGATCTGATAGGGAGTTACCCTCACGAGTCGAAAGCTCGGACCCGTGGTTACCTAAAGGTGCTCGCACCTCCTTTTAACAGCCGGATATGAACTATCGGATGCTCACGAGAAAGATTACACCATCACATATAGCGACAATGAAGTTATTCTCATGGTTCCGAGCATGTAAAATAGATATTCCCGTATACAAAGATTTCATCCGGAAGGGTGAATTCGAGTATATCGTGAATATGCTAGTTACACTAAGTAATGAATGTGATCTAATGCGACACTACAAAGTCTTGGCGCAACGGATCGTTGTTCTTTGGGATTGTAGCGGTACAACATGGTTGTCCGCTTATCTCAAGGAAGTGCAACGTCTGTTACATCAAAACCTTGCAGGTGAACCTGATACAGAGTATCCGGATCCCTGCGTAGCAGTATCCAGAGACAAGTACGGGTTACCTCGTATAATTCCATCCGAACTTCGGTTGAAATTTAATGAGGGAAACCCGAACACAGTAAGATGTGTCTTGTCGGTGGTTGGGCTTTATCGGTCAATTATGGCCGACCCGGTGCTAAAAACTCAGACTATTGAGTCTGGGCCTTCAGCTAGTCGATTAGTTTTCACTAGCGAAGAACTTTCATCGGTTCGACGATATTTTCCGAAAACGTTCAACTGGAACAGTGCTGAATCACTAATGAGTAATTCAGCGGGACCTAACCATTCCAAAGCTACAAAAGGGATGGCATATGATGCCATCGCCTTTTGGAAGTACCCCTTTGTATGGGGGTACTTCGCTTGCCTTTGTTTGGCAACGGGCTCTTATAGAGCCCTTTACCGACAAATGTTTATGGCTACGGTCCTAGCTCCTCTGACGTTGTTCTTCAAACGGCAGCATCGGACGAATAGATACAAGTCACTGGTCCTTGGTAGACTTTCCTTAAAATTGGAAGCTGCTGGTAAGGTACGAATCTTTGCGATCACCGATTGGTGGTCCCAATGTATTCTTTACCCTTTACACAGTAGTATATTCTCTTTCTTGAAGAGAACGAAGACGGATGGTACTTTTGACCAGACCGCCCCTTTCAAATCTTTATTGAAAGCTATCTCGGAGTGCCGGTTTCCTGCCTATTCTTTTGACCTGTCTGCAGCTACGGATAGACTACCAATCCAACTTCAAGAGCAGATTTTAGCTTCCTTCGTAGGGAAGTTCAAAGCTGCGTGTTGGAGAGGTCTTCTAACCGGGCGACCATGGTTCCTAAAGGATCATGCTCTTTACTACGGTACAGGGCAACCAATGGGTGCCTACTCGTCGTGGGCGATGTTGGCTCTAACGCATCATTACGTTGTTCAAGTGGCTGCATGGAAGTGCGGATGGAAGAAATTCTATCCGTTCTATGCAATCCTTGGAGATGACGTTGTCATACTACGTAAAGATGTTGCGGAAGAGTATTATACTCTTATGACTTCTTTTGGCGTTGAGATCAATCGATCGAAATCCATAGTCTCTGAAAAGGGACTTATGGAGTTTGCGAAACGACTGATTAGCCCTAGAGGGGAATATACCCCTCTTGGTTCGTCAGTGGTGTTGCAGGCGTACCGAAACCCGTATTGTTTTACGGGTCTCGTTACGGACGCTCTGAGAAAGTCTTGGCCTATTTCGCTAACAGCTGTAGAACGAGCTTTATGGCTCACTCTTCCCCTGCGGCGACTTCGAGAGAAACCGTCGAAAGAAAGAATGCACTATAGAGCTCTTGCTAGTTGTTGGGCAGCTTTAGGAGAGTTCGGGCGGAGTCGTCCATTAGTTGAACAGGTTTTATCAAGACCTGACCAGCTAATTGACACGACTCAACCGCTGAACCTCACTACCCAACTTCGGGAACTGTGTTGGTCTATTATGATCAACGCAGAACCTGAAGTTCGACGTCTGGTCCGAAGGGCCCATGATACTCTTGCCGAGTTCAAGGGTTCCTGGCAAACTCCTCCAAGTGAGGGGAATGTCGGGTCTTCGGTACTAGCACGGTGGTTCTACACCGTTTGGTTGACGTACTCTTGGTACCCCGCCGTGTCGTATCATGTAGCCTATGGTTACATGAATGCCGCTACGGGGGAAGACACCATATCTGCGCTTTCGGATAATCCGGAAGTACGGAGAGTGGCAGAGTTGTGGAACCGATTAGGTTCCGCACTCGTGTCCGGTGGTGAACTAAACCTCACTACTGAAGAGTTGCATACCGTTATGGCATGGATCTCGTCTGCTCCAGGTTCACAGGCTAAGCCATGGTGGTCCTCTGATAAGGACTCCCGGGCTAAGTTACTGCAATCCGCCAACCGAATCCACAAGGTCTTACGAACCTTTGAGGACAGGTTGACGAAAGTACCGTCATATCCTCTTGTGAGGTATGGCAGTCCTGGCTGGCAGAATAGTGTGGCATTAGTTCTTATCTAAGGGAATTCGTCATTGGACGAATGCCTCGGATCATTACCGGGGGACGAGTTCTCTTAGACTCGACCGTCATTACTATTGTAACCGCAGTGGACATGCGAGTTATGTCCGTCCTAGGGAAATAGGTATACACATTGTGTATGCC